ACTGCGCCCGTAATGGTGTTGATGAACGACAGGAACCCGCTGAACGCCGACGACAGGATGGCCCCGGCCGTTTTGGCGGCGTTGCCGACCCACCGGAACGCGGCGGCCAGCGGGCCCCGCAGGGCGTTGGCAATCGAGTTGATGACAGGGGCCAGGGCGTTGAATCCCGCTCGCATCAAAGCGATCACGGGCGTTGCGACGGCCCGCACCACCCCGAACGCGACACGGAACACGGCGCCGATGAGGGCGGCGGCCAGGCGGACCACGGCCGATATCAGCGCGAACTGAACCCGGAACACGGCGGCGAACACGCGCACGACGGCCGACAGCGGCGGCCAGATGCGGGCCCAGGCGGCCATGACGAACCCGGCGACGGCCACGGCGGCGGCGCGTATGCCGTTCCAGACGGCGATGACGGCGTTCCGGAACGGCGGGAACTTGTTCCACAGGAACAGGACCACGGCCACCACGGCCAGAATCGCGGCGATCACCAGGCCGATGGGTCCGAGGGCGGCCAGCCATGCTTTGGCGGCGGCCTGCCCGGCGATGGTCACCACGGCGGTGTAAACCGTTGTGGCAGCAGACAGGGCGCCCATGGCCAGCGCGAACGCGCCGACGACGCCCACGAGGACCAGCACGAGGGTCGAGTGCTCTTTGAGGATGCCCGCCAGGCCACCCAGCACAGACGCCAGTTTCGACACCACCGGCAGCAGGGCTGTGCCTATGGCCGCTTTGGCGTCCTCCCACTGCGCCGTCGCTATCTGCTGCGCACCGGCCGCGCTGTCGGACTCGCGGGCGAACTGGCCCATCGCCCCGCCCGCCTGCTCGGTGACCAGCGCCAGCAGGGCCGCCGTTTTGGCCGCCTGCTGTTGCTGCGTGGTCATGCCCTTGAGTTTTTCCTTGCCGACCTTCGCCTCGATGGTGGCCTGTTTGATCGAAATCCCGTACCGCTCAATGGGATCGGTCTCGCCGCGCAGCGCGGACCCCAGGGCCTCGACGGCCTGCGCGGTGGTGCCGCCGTAGGTGGCGGCCAGGTCGGCGCCCATTTTGATGAGGTCATTCGTCTTGCTTGCCACCTGATCGATGGGCACGCCGATGTTGCGCAACTGCGCCCCGATGACCGACGCCATGGTGGCGTACTGCGACTGTGACAGGCCCACGGCGGTGGCCGAGGTTTCCGACCAGCGTTTGATCTGATCGGCGCTCTTGCCGAACACCGAGTCGACGGCGCCCATGGCCTGCTGCGTGTCGGACGCGGCGGATATGGCGGCCTTGCCGAACTCGACCACCTTGTCGACCACCATGGCGCCAGCGACGGCCCCGGCCACGCCCAGGGCGGCCTTGCCGACCTTGCCCATGGTCTTTTCGGTCTGGTCGAGGCCCTTAGTGGCGTCGGCGGTGTCGGTGATGATTTTTACAATCAGGTCAACGGATTTCGCCACAACTCACCTCCCGCGCCTCGATGCCTTTTCCATCCGTTCGTGCTGTTCGCCCAGCAGTTCCAGCAGGGTTGCGATCACTGCGTCGTCGGCCTCCCACCACCACGGCGGCGGTATGCCGACCTCATAGACGTGGGCGAGTTCGACTATCAGCCGGGCACGAGTCCCGGGGGGGTAGGGTCCACGGCGTCCCCGTCCTCGTCGTCGGTGATGGCCGTAACGTCGAGGGTCGAGTCGCGCCAGGTCTCCCAGGTCAGGTCGGGCGGGATGCGGCCCTCACGTCGGCACGCGTGCCACGCGACAAAGGCCATCCACACCCAGGGCGCCTCTTGCATGGTGGGCCACTTGTGCTTAGCCCGGGTCATGTCAAACGCGATCATGTCCGGGGTGAGTGTCTGGACCTCGATGACCTCGGGGGCGTCGAGGGACCCGCGCAACACCCGCAGGTGTGGGGCGGTGATCTTATAGTCGGCCATCATGCGCCTTTCACTCGTGAGACGAGGCGTTCAACGTCGTTGCGGTACAGGCCAACCCACTGCGCCTGTGTCAGGTCGGCGGCCCGGGTCAGGAACGGGTTCGGGGCGATGTTGCGTGCCCTCGACCCCCAGTGGATGACGGGGGCGTACACCAGGCCCGACCGGATGACGGCGGCGGCCTTTTCGGACGTGCCGACCAGGGACCCCGCGAGTCGGCCGGTGCGCCGGGGGGCACCGGCCGACCCGGCCGCACGGACGGTGGATGCGGCGCCCTGCTGCGCGGTGGGCATGTCCTGTAGGTCCCGGGCAAGGCGGCCCAGGGACGCCGACAGTTCGGCGGCCCCTTTCACCTCGACCCGGCCAGCCATGGCTACGCGGCGGGTTCCTCGGCCGCCAGCCCGGTGCCACCCGTGCCGTAGGTGTACGCGGGCTTGCCGACGATGGACCACTCGAAATCGCTGGTCAGGTCGGCGCCCATCTCGTCGGCCCCAAAGTCGAGGGGGTCGATCACCAGCATTCCGGTGGCCTTTGTCCCGGCCGCCGTGTTCGGGGTGAACTCGAATGCCTGCTGTGTCCCGGCCGCCGACTGCGACAGCCCGAACAGGCCGGTCGAGGTGAGGATGTCCACGTCGACGTTCCCGGACAGGGTGAACGAATACGTGACCGACCCGGGGCGGGTCGACCCGCACAGTTTGGTCGTGCTGTCGGCCTCATCCTTGTCGGACGCGATCACGGCATTGTTCAGCAGGCACGACACGTCGATGGCGGTCCCGGTCGCGCCGATTTTCAGAACGCCCGGGCCCAGTTTGGTGTTCTGGACGGTGGCAACAGTGTCGGGCATGACAGGGCCCTCCTAGACGGTGGTGACGGTGACCCGGGCGCTGATCCCGGGCATGGTGGTTGCGTTGGGGTTGAACGGGATTTGCACCGGCCCGCAGGTGGCGACGGTGCCCACCTTTGACAGTGCCGACATCACCTGTTCGACCAGCCCGTCCCCGGCGTCAACGGTGTCTAGGGTGGCGCCGTCGGGCAGGATCACGAGCGCGTCGTAGGTGTGGCCCACTGGGTTGGCGAGTTTGCCCAGCCTGTACGCGGATTCGGACCACACCGGCCAGGCGGCCCCGGCCACCGGGGTGTCGGGCATGACCGGGAACGCGGTCAGGCCCGGCACGGTGGCCAGGGCGTCCACGACTGCCTGCCGGGCGGACATCAGGCCACCACATGCTGACGGTAGGACGATTCCAGGCGGCCGACCTCGGCATCCCACGCCGAAATCTGTTGGGGCCCATACTCGGCCGCCAGGTCGGTGACGTACCCCAGGACGAGGTTCCGCATGGCGCACTGGCGCTGGACCCTGCGCAGCAGGGCCCGGGCCAGGGCGGCCGGATAGGTGGCCTCGTCCCCGGTGGCGGGGTCGGGGTCCTCGGGCGCCTCACAGGTGCGGGCCTGTATGTCCAACTCGGCCTCCCGGATGGCGGCCAGGTCGGCGTCGGGAATGGCGGCCGTGGACACGTTGGCCCACGCCCGGCATTCCTCGGCGGTCGGGATTCCCAGCATTGCCAGGCCCTTACGGGGTCACGGCGGCGGCGGCCTCGGCGAACGCGGCCGGTCGCACTACGGCAGTCTTTGACCTGCGCTCAGCAAGGATCGTGAACACGTTCGACAGGAACGTGTCGGCGTGGCTGTCGGTGATGTAGAGCGAAACACCCGACCGGACAAAGTGATTCGTTCCGGCCTTGAAATCGCCCACAGTGGCGGTGCCCGCTGGCTGGCTGTTGGCGGCCACCACGGACAGGCCCCAGAAACCGGCCATGCGGCGGGGGCCGTCGACCGACTCGACCATCACAGCGATGTCGAGTGCGGCCCAGTCCATCGGGTTGAGCAGCACGGCGTTGGGCCGGTATCCGGCCGCCTCGACGGTGCCGATCCCGTTGCGGATGGCGGCCAGCAGGTCGGCGCCCTCGGCGGTGGGCAGGTTGGCGGCGGCCAGCGCGGCGGCGGCCTCGGCTTCCTCGGCCCGCAGCACGTCGGCCCGCAGCGCGCCGTTGATGTACGACGCGACGGCTGACTGGTCCTCGATGAGTTGACGCGTCAGTTGCGTGTAGACGGCGATCATGTCGAGGGTGTCGGGCACCACGGTGGGGGCGTACTCGGCCGGTGGCTTTGCGGCCTTTTCTGCGACCTTTGCGGCCCCGCCCGATGCCTTTGCCCACGACACGTACTCGATGGCGTTGGACGACACGGTGATGGTCGACATCACGTCCAGCAGCGGGGTGGGCGGGGTGGGCGCGGTGGTGTCGACGGTGAGGGTCCCGCCCTTGAATCCGGCCGTGATCAGGTCCGAAATGCCGGTGGGAAGGGCGCGGGTCTCATAGTCGAGGTTCACCCGGGGGGACGTGCCGCGCCCGGCGTACTGGCTGAACACGTCCGACCGCACGAACGCGTCACCCCAGGACTCGGGGCGCGTCTGGGTGTCGTCGCGGTCGGCGGCGCGGCGGGTGATGTTGGCCAGGCGCCCATCTACGGCGTCGTTCGCGGCCCGTGTCTCGACCAGCCCGGCCAGGGTGGACACCTGCCGGTCGAGGGCCTCGGCGCGTGTCTGCAAATCCTTGAATGCGGGGTCCTCGGGGTCGAACCCGTCAGACTCGGCCATGGCGACGGCGGCGTTACGCACGTCGTCGCGGTCGGCCCGGATGCGGTCCAGCGTTGCGGTGTTCACGGCGGTGATTCCTCCCGTGACGAGGGGGCAGATGTCGTCACGGGGGTGTTCACCGGGGGCCAGGTGATGCCGTGGTGTCGCGTCACGGGTCCCGGCCAGTGGTTCCCAAAACCGCTACGGCAGACGGTACGCCCGGGGGCCGGGCGCGTCTACGACGTGAGGCCCCGCAGGTGTTCCAGGGCCACCTGCCGGGCCGCCTCGCGGGCCAGGGCGCCCGCCTCGGCCTCGGCGGCGCGCACCTCGGCCACGAACCCGCCGTCGCCGTAGGCGCCGTGCGGGACGAGGGCCACCCCGACCAGGTGGGCGCGGGCGTGGCGGACGTGTAGCCCGTCGCGGGTGCGGGTGGCCCGATACCACTCGGGCCGGGCCCGGAACTCGACCGAGCATTCGGGCAGCGTGCCGTCGGCGGCCAGTTCCCGGGCCTCGATGCCCCGGGCGGTGTTGCTGAACTTGGCGGTGACCCACACCCCGTCGTCGCGGTCCTCGACGGTGTGGGCGTGCCCGACCGGCCAGGCGTTCCGGTCGTGCAGCACGTTGAGGGTGACCCGCTGCGGGGCTTTGGCGGCGCGGCCGAACGCGGCGGGGGCGAACGATTCGAACAGGCCCCGCTCGACCTCGGCCTCGACGTCGTATGGGGCGGCCCGCAGCAGGATGGTGCCCGCGTCGGGGTCGACGGCGGCCACCTCGGCGGCCCGGTACTGGATGCCGTCGTAGCGGTCGAGGCGCAGCGGCGGGGACAGGGGCGGCGTGGGGACGGCGGTAATGGTCATGGCGTCGTGTCTCCGGTGTTGGGTTCCGTTGGGGCAGTAGGCGATTCGCCGTCAAGCGGTGGCAGGCCCTCGAGGGCGCGCACCTCGTCGAGTGTGAGGATGCCCGCCGACAGGGCCACGGTGTAGGCCCCAAAGCGTTCTGCGGCAGTCGGATTCGCGAACCCGTCGAGGTTCACCGTCACCGACTGGGTGCCGGGCAGCAGCGCCGACAGGGTGTCCTGAACGGCGGCGATCCACGGGCCCAGCCCGAAATCGCGGTGGTTCTCCCAGGCGTCGCGAATGTTGGTGTAGGTGGCGCTGTTGTTCAGCCCGGCGCCCAGGGTGGTGGGGTCGAGGCCGAACGCGAACGCCACGTCTGCGATGTTCAGGCGCTTGACCTGATCGAGTGCGGCGTCGACCGGGTTCAGGTTGATCGGCGTGAACGTGGTCGTGGCGTTCAGCACGGCAATGCTGCGGCGGTCCCCGCCGTGGTGTTCCAGCCACTTTGCCCGCAGGCCCTCGGCCTGATCCTTTGTCATGCCGGGGACCTCGGTTTTGAGGTATCCGTTCGGCACGCCTGACCGGAACTGCCCGGCCTGATACCGGGCCAGGGTGGACGACAGCCGGAACGCGTCGGGGGCCATCGTGAACACGCCCGCGCTCATGCCCTCGGCGTCCACCGGGGACAGAGGGTTGCGCAGCACGGTGATTCGGTACACCTGCGACCCGAGGATGGCGAACCCGTCGCGGTCGAACTCGACGGCGGCGGCCGGGTCCCCGGTGGTGGTGGTGCCGACCGACCAGCACAGCACGTCGTCGGCGTCCCGGACGGTGGACACCAGCCCGGGGTTGATCATCCACATGGTCCCGGCCTTTGGCTCGCCGTCGGCGCCGGGCTGGCTGATGAACGCGCCCAGCCCGGACCAGATGGCCGACCTGATCCACTCGGCCCAGAACGCGGCCCGGGGCAGGCGCCACACGGCGGGCATGGGGTCGGCCTGCCCGCGCCCGTCGGGGCGGGCCAGGGTGGGGTCGACCAGCCACCGGGGGGCCGGGATGGCCTGCCCGGCCACGGCGCCGTCGGTGACCCGGAACGGGGCGGTGGTCAGGGGCCCGACTATCAGGGACGTGGCGCGGGTGACGGCGGGCACGGCGGGGCCGGTGGCGTTGGGGCCGTTCGGGCCGATGGGGTACGCGCCCCCGCCCGAGTCGTAGCCCACCCACCACAGGGCGGGCGGGAAGTCGGACGGGAACCCGTCGGGGTCGTTGACGAGGAACCCGCCATTGACGTTGGGGTTCCGGGCGTACGCGGCGCGGGTCAGGATGCGGGAACGGGGGGTCGGCATGTTGGGCGGTCCTCGACTCGGGGGGCCGGGCCGACACTGACCCATTACGCGTCAGGGTAGCGCCGACGGAAACCGCTCAGTACCCCCGGGAAGGCCCGGAAACGGCCTTTTCCCGGCCTCACCAGATGGTCGGGGCCTCCCGGGCCACCCGGGCCCCCTCGACGGCCCAGACGGCCGATTTGATGGCGTCCATGCGCCCGTTCGACCGGATGCGGGGGCCCTCGGGCCCGGCCGACACCCGCAGCGCCAACACCTGCCCCGCCAGGGCCGGGCCGCCGTCATGCCTGAACAGGCCCTCGGCCGCCAGGCGGTGCAACGCGGAAACGGCCTGCC